AAACAGATGTGGCATTTGTTTGACCTCTATATGATATAACATCACCCATTGCAACATTAAATAGATATGACTCATACCATTCACTAGGCGTTATAGCTGATGCTTTAATAGGATAAAAGCCTTGCTTGAATTCATAATTTACTTTTACATCTTCTGTTACTCTCTTAACACAAAGTAAAGATTTAATCCTGTTAACTTCGGAAACGTCCTTAGAATGTTCAGAAATCTCAACTCGCATTAAGCCAATATTCTCTTTATTGTTAGAGAGCATATAATAACAAGCATTATATGGTACTATAACGTTGTGCGTTCCGTTTTTTGCGGTAAACTGCTTTATGAAATTTTTATCGGCATCAAAAAAACCACACAACGATGTTTCTATCGGTGTATAAACCTTAATCCCCGAATAGCCATCACAAGGGATATAATTAGTTCTCCCGAAACCGTTATTCTGTGTAATTACACCTCCAAAAGAAAGATATTCTCCGTTTATTACTTCAAGTTCTGTTTGAGAAATGAAGTCGTCTAACTTTTCTAAATCTTCTTTTATCGAATTAACCTCCTCGACCGTCTTCTTGTAGTCCTGTGGGATGGTAGTGAGCACTCTCACCCCCTCGGCCTGGATTTCTTTCTTCTGAGCCTGCACAGTTTCTGAATTTTTGATTGCGTCTACAACTTTGTTTAGTGTTTCATCGGTAGCTAATCTTCCCATATCAATCCTCCTTCTGGCAGATATCACCATTGTCATCAACATATAATCCGAGAGCTGCAAAGTTATTTAAGCCTTCCTTTAGCGAATTAATATCTTTTTTATTCTGTTCGATCTGTGGTCCCAGCGGGCCAACAAATTCTCCGGCATTAGCCATCTCTGTAATATCCTCAATGGAACACAAACGCCTTACATCATTAGTTGCAAATGCAATGTATAAGGCTTTACCAGATGGAACGGATGGGTCATTGCCAAGAATCGCAACAGGCTCTCCAGGACGAATTTTCGATGTATCAAAATCGGTGTACATACCGCGCCGGAATTGTATTGTATATGTATCAGCCATATTAGACTTACCTCCTTATAAAAGGAAATTATTCCTTATGTAATTTTTTACAGAATCGAGATTTTTCTGCATATTGTCATCCATTACAAGGAAATTGCCTTTATTGTTCTGGCTAATGATGCTTCCTGTGTTTTCGTCTACTTCTGAATATGTATATGCAATTCGACTTCCCTCTCCAGTGCTAAGATTCATAAAACTTGTTAAAATCTTTTTCATGATGCTACCTCCATCTGGTTGATAATATTTGTTCTATCATTAATAAGCTCTGATTCGTAATCTGGTTCTGATATGTCTGTATCTATTGCTCTGTCATAAGCCGTTTCACTTGCATCAGCAAAACGCATGTGTTCATAGTCAGCCTGCCGTGCTTTGATTTCAAATGTAAATTTAAGCCCCGGAGTGCCCTTTACAGTGAAATATGTCTGGGCTTTTTGGTCTACCCAACAATCTCCATTCCCTTCCTTTTGCAAGAATACATAATATTCAATACTTACATTCGTAGATTCTTGGAATATATCATCTATGTCTATCAGACATGTGCCGTCTTCTGGTATGGATGCTTCTCCGATATCTCCGAAGATAGGAGAAGCCATTTCGTAGCAATAAAACGCCTGTGTACCATAGTTTTTTGTTGGAAGGATTCTTTTTTTTGTTCCTCGGACGCTTAAATCTGCAAGGTCTGTCCCCGTGCCTATGCTGTAAAAATGACCACTGGCTTCTATATGTGTACCTGCTGTAACTTTTTTTGATGCCGAAACACTGTCCGCCGAAACACTGGTATCAACCGAGACCGAATTTGCGTGCACGGTTCCTGTATAAAGATCGATTCCTCTAATTCGTGTTCCATACAACGTGCCGTACCCCGGCACATATACTCCTGTATTCGTCTCTGAATAGATTTCTCCACCCGAAGCGTCTAACACTACTTGTCCATACGTGCCACTTGCTGAAAGCTTCTGGTAACCAACTTCCCATCCTGCTAATTCGCCTGTATTAATATAATCAGCATTCATGTACACATTGCCATTTGATAGATACAGACCTTTATTACTACTGTTATCACTTAGCACATCAATAATCTCTTGTTTAGACATCTTTCCTATATCAAGATTACTAAGCGCATTGTCTGTATAATTTTTTGCATTCGACAGCGCTGCTGAAGCCTTGTTCTCAGCAATACTGTATATTGTATCGCCGTTTGCTAACACGAATGTATTAGGTCTGAGCGTAACATTTCCGTAGTTATCAATCGCAAATGTTGACGTTCCAGAACTGTTTGTAACGTTGATGTTCTTCAGATTAATCAAATCAGCTGAAATCTGACCTGATTTAATGTAAGAAGCGTTTATATACAGATGTCCGTTCTGCATATAAATCCCCTCTTGCTTGCCGTTATCCGTTAAAGCGTTAAAAACGGTTTCGAAATTGACAATTTTCCCAGTGTCCAGTTCCTGCCAAGCGCCATTAGTCCCAGAAAACATATATACCTGACTTGTAGAAAAGTTCATGAATATCGAGCCGTCATACTTTTCATATTCTTCACTTTTCCACTCGGATGCTGGATAATTTTGTAATGTTGGTACATACGTGCCATAATAGTTCGGGATAGTCACATTATTTTGAACTGCCTCATCCGCAACGTCCTTGGCGATCTGCTCAATAGTTCTACTTTTTAGCGTAAAGTTTTCAACCTCTAATGTAACAGCGCCTGTATCAGCATCTATTCTTAATGTCGTATTCCCATTATTGTCTTTCGCTGTGAAGCCTCTTGTATTAATCCATTCTGATTGAATGCCGATTGCATAAAGGATATTCAGCACAGCGTCACCGTTGCTGTCAAATCCAGCTTTCCAAGTTTGCCCGCCGTCTACCGACAAGAAGAATCCATCAACGCTTGTCTTATAGATTACTTTAGAATCAGCAAGCGTAGGCTTGTTGTGACGATATGATACCGTCGAGCCGTCTGTCTGAACTTCTTCTGTATAGTAAAATCCAAGGGTATTGGCTGCAAGCTCGTTCATCTGCTTAAGCTTTACGTCATATGCAGATAGCTTTTTCTCTGTGTCTTTTTTTGCTTGCTCTACCGCCACCTGCTGTTCACCAATAAACTCGCTTGCATCTTCTTCGGCACTCTTTGCGCCACAGTTCCATGATGTTGAGCCACCAAACACAAATTCTACATTAGTTGCAAATGATCTAAAAACACGATTCTTTGTGTCAATAAATTCGACTGGATCGCCGAAAGTGGCGTATCCGTTGGCAATTCCGTCACATGAGAAAGGACGCATTCGCAAACCGATTAATTGATTTCCAATAGCTTCGACTCCTGCCTGTGCATTGCCCGACAATAGCTGATTGTCAATAGTAATCACATAGCCGTCCTGGCCTGACATATATTCGGTCTCATCTTCTACATATTTGACACCTGTTACAATAACATCGTCTACGTCATATTGTAGATTCTGAATTGAAAATAACGCGTGATAATCGTTATTGCTTAACGTACCACCATCAATCACAGTCCCCATTGTCCATGGATTAAGCGTGCCGCCATCCAGATCATCACCATTTGTCCAGTTCTTTACTGCTCCACCATCGTAAATAGTCGTATTGGTAAATGTCTTATCAAACGTAATAATCCTGAGTAAGTCATTTTCGTCGATTCTTGCATTTCCACCGGCTATCCCGGCACACATTCCGATTATTGTACGGTATGTCGCATTAGATGGCGCTTTCTGAATCTGAAAATCCGCATTTGGAAACACTGCATCTCCAAGAGTGACTCCACATTGCTGACAGCATTCTGAGAGCAGTTCCTTGACTGTACAAGGAAAAGACAGGTTAGAATCATATGTCTTATCAGCATTGTGCATTTTATCTAAGAGAGAAAGACTTATTTCGCTCGCCGTTGCAGGCTTTTTCGACACAATGTAAGTACCTCTCTTTATAGTTTCTATCCTGTCGGATAACTGCACGTTAAGAAAAATAACAAACCTTGCAGCATTAAAATTATATCCATCAAAGCGTCCATCATCATTTACCAATGATAAGCTTGCCGTTTTTTCGATTGCTACACCCACCGGAAAGTCCCCTGAGTCTGCTGAATCTACAAGACTATTTCCGGACAGGTAAAAGTCTTTTTTGCCTAGCTTAAGAGTTGCGCCATTTGACAATGTAACATTTGCTGTCACGTAATAATTTCTGTTTGTAAGAGATTCTTTCTTCAACTGAGTAGATACATTTATCAAATCGGCTCAATCCTCCTTACATTAATAGACAAATCCGTCCACTTTTCTTCCCCGTCTTTCAAAGTTTGCGCAGCCATATTAAAATTTGATGCGTAGAATGTTCTGTCTATCCATCTTCCCGGAACAGTTGGGTCTTTGTGGTGGAATGTAAATTGGCTCTTGTTAAGTACAGTATTTAGTATGGTTGCTATTTCAGCCCATGTAAGCTCGCCCCATTGCATGTCATACCCACCAATTGTTCCCATTGGTGTATTGTGCATAATCAAATCCTGACTTCTTTTAGAATCTTCCGTAGAAGTGGTTGCGAACACCGGCTTGTAGCTGTCCGGTGCTCTTATAACAACGTTGTCTATCTTGAATTGTTCCTGCGCCATATTCTTCTCCTTATGCTAACTCAAATGGGTTCTTCCCGTTCCGGTTTCTTCTCATTTCAGCTTCACTAATAATAATGTCTAATAGCTTCCTGCCAGATGCATTGACTGTAACATTATAGGTATTTCCGCCATTCTGCCCTTTTCCTGACTCTTCCCGGACAATCTGTCGCAAAAGGCTTTCCGGTGCTTCCAAGTTATTGCCTTTTTTCTGGTCACCTAATACCGCAAGAAATTCGCTTCGTGGCGGAATAACTGCACCACTAGCTAGATATGGTATAGTACTGATACGTGGAAATGTTGCGTGAAATCCAATAGTCTTTGTGCCAAACGGTGTTTGAACAGACCAAGGCCCGAAAGAGAAAGCTGATTCGATTCCACCAATTGCATTGTTAATCATTCCAACCGCATTGTTAACAATGCTAATCGCCTTATTAATTGGAACTTTGATGAAATTTACAATGCCCTCAAACGCAGATTTTACTGCATCTCTGGCGGCGTTAAATTTACTTGTGATGGCATTTCTTATTACTTCCACTTTGCTAGAAACAAATGTAGTCACGCTTCCCCATACTTGAGATGTTTTATTCTTTACACTATCCCACACGCTCGCAACTTTTGTTTTAATTGCATTAAACACTGTACTAGCTACAGATTTAAGAGAATTCCATAATTTAGAAAGATTATTTTTGACTGCGTTCCAAATTGTTGTAGTTGCTGTCTTAATTGCATTCCATGCAGCACTAATAATACTCTTTATTATACCCAGTGCGCCTTTTATTATGCTTTTAATTACACTCCATGTACCCGATATAATGTCCTCGATAAGATTCCATACTCCACTTGTAATTTCTTTTATTCCCTGCCAAGCCAGCTTCCAGTCTCCTGTAAAGACGCCAACAAGAAAATCAATGATTCCGCTCAGTGTATCTGCTACATCGCCGATTATTTTAATCAGTGATTTTATCACTTTCATTGCTGTAGTCCCCACAACATCAATTATCTTCGCAACAACTGGAAGCAAATTTGCGATTATCCAGTTAATCAAAGGCACTAACACCGATTCCCATAGAAGTTTCAGAGAATCAATGAGTTTTCCGAGAAATGTTTCTATCTTTAAAATCGCGTCTCCCAATGGTCCCTCTAATAACCCTTTGAACTGTTCCGCCAGTCCTTGCAAAACAGGAAGAACGTACGTGTTATATCCAGTTATCAGAGTTCCAAATATACTTGATAGCCCATTTGCTATAGAATCAAAGAACGGCTTTACATGTTCATCGTACAACCTCGATATTGCGTCACTAAGGTTTTGAACAACTGTTAAGACTCCACTCGTGACAGTTTCTATTGCTCCGAGACTACTCTCGATTGCTGACTTCAAAATATCCTTGTTGTCAATAAAAGGCTGTGCGATCATGTTCAGGATATCTCTGCCAAGTTTCGCAGCTGTTTCCGTAAGAGCCATTCCAATTTCAGCAAAGATTCCGATTAAATCTGCTGTAATCTGCTGTGCAGTTTCTCCACCGAAAACCGAGAAGACATCGGCAAAAGCAACTACAAGATTTCCTGCAATTTGTGAAATTTCAGCGCCGATATTGAACATATCTATCAGATAGTTCTTTATTCTTTGCGTGTTCTGCTTTAAAAACTTTTCAATTCCACCTATAATGTTTCGCGCAATTGTTAATCCAATTCTGGCAAATGAGCCAGCAACTTGTCCAATTGCATATGCGTATGAATCGAAAAAATTATTTGCCGCTTTGGTAACTTCTGGGTCAGTGAAGATATCCTTTAAAGATTTCCATATGGAATCAAGGTCTTTTTTTATTCCGTCAAAAATCGGCTCGTAGTCTCCTAACCCATCCCAGAATCCTTTTGCGATTAACTTAGCCAGCTGCTTAAATCTGTCGATTATCTTTTTTAGCGGTTTTGACATCTTATCGAGAACTGTCTCACCCTCTGCCACTTTTCCATAATCAACATTTTGTACAGCATCTTTCATCTGATCTGCAAGTCCACCGGTTGCGCCCGGTACTTTTGGCGATGAATCTGCACTTTTATCCGTTGAGTAATTATTTATTTCGTCAAGAGGACTAAGATATCCTTTTGCTGCCTTAGTAGCTTTCTTGGTTGCGTCCGCTGTATCATTTGTTGCATCCGCCAGCTTTTCGGCATTATCGGCAGCATTTCCATATTGGTCGGCTGTGTCAGCTATTGAATCTGTTCCGACAAGGCCTGCACCACTTGCGCCTGTCTGACCAGATGATTTCTTTCCAGTGATTAACTCCGTAAATGACTTAAATGCGTTTGCCAATGTTGCCAATTTTCCAAGAAGAGTGTTAATAACTTTCAGGACAGGAGTGAAGAGATTGATTAATCCCTGTCCAACTGTTGCCTTGAGAGATTGCAGCTGTAACTGCATCACTCGAACCTGATTCGCCCAGCTGTCCGATGTTCGGATAAAGTCACCAGATGCGGCAGATAACTGTTTCTGCACAAAAGCCAGACGAAGAGCCACTTTCTCCTGTTCGGTCATGGCAGATGTGGTTTTGCCGTAGCCATTTGCAAGTGCATACTGGTCAAGTGCCGACTGGGTCATTACCACGCCGAGGTCCTTGAGCGTTTCCGTTTCGCCCGTAAACACTGATTTCAGCTTAGTATAAGCCAAGTCCTGGCTGATGTTGTAGAATGATGCTACGTCACCAGTCAGCTGCGTTAGAGCCGTTGACATGTCGTAAGCCTGTGCTTCTGAGAATCCGAACGACTTAGACATTGCTCCGAACGTACCAACATACTGTTTCGCCATCGTTTCAGATAATCCGGCTGAGGTCATGGCGTTCTTTGCAAATTCATTAACCTTATCTGACATTGTGGTAAATGTAACATCGACCACATTCTGAACTTCTGCCAGATTAGAGCCAAGTTCTATGCACTCTTTCCCAAACTGGTCCAGTTTCCCAATCGCGAATGCTCCGCCAATCAGTACGCCTATTTTTTTTACAGCATTTCCAAGGCCGTTAAATGACTGTTTTATAGCTGATACTCCGTTTTGCACACCTGATGTGTCCATTCTGGTATCAATAATGACTGAGCCATCAGCAGCCATATGTCCACCTCCTAACTATTTGAGGTTCAACATCTCATTCAGCGCATCCTTGTACGCTTGCTCCTCATCGCTGAGACGTGTTTTTATATCAATAATGTTCTTATTTTCTTGATAGAATTTCTTTTCCCATTTGTCCAGGCGTTCGCCTTTTACCTTTTTTGACCGGATTCCAACTACGGTATTAAAAAGGCACTCGCCAGACTCCATGAAATATCCAAAAAACGTCCACCAGTGCATATAAGGTATGGATCTGATTTCTTTACCGGCAACCTTGTTTACCGCCGGAACGATCATGTCTCCATCCTGTTCCCAGTCCATCAAGCGGGTTTTGGGTTTATTCGGACTATCGTCAACTTGACCGCAGTCAATAAACTCGCAAGCTTTCTGACAAGCTTCATCCAGACACTCAGCCGGTATATTCTGCCAGTCCTCAAATAGAATCTGTAACATAACAATTGCTTTCGCCTGTTCGTCCAGTTCTGGGTCATTCATGGCTATGAGAATATCTATAATCACTCGAAAATCCGTTCTGATAGAAAAATCCACCCCACTGATATTTAGTGAGGTGGGCAACTCATAGGCGGTCATTTTGCATACTTCTCCGTGTACTTATTGACCGTTTCCTGCATTTTTTTCTTTCTCTTTTCAATTTCCGGAGTAAGTGCTTCATTAATTTTGTCCAGAACGATATAGGCAAACACCTGACCATTTCCAAAAACAGTTGTTGCGGTAATTGGTTCTTTGAATAAATCTTTAGATGCTTCGTACCCGAGCATATAATTGATTTTGTCCTCAATCTGCTTATTAATCTCCGCCATCTCTTTACTAGAGGAAACGTTTTTAACAGATTCCTGAGCCTGTTCAAAGAAAGTTTCCAATTCTTCCGCTCTTGCCGCAATGTTGATGTCGGTAGGATTTAGTTTGAATGAAGAGAACACTTCACCCTGTTTGTTTGTGAATGTGAAAAGAAGAAATCCATCATCAATGTTTGTGTTAATTGTTTTTGCCATTTTCTATACCCTCCTAAAAATTATTCACTGTCAGCTGTAAATGATCCTGAAGTAATGTCGAATTTTCCTTTGACACGCTCTCCAACGTAGTTCACAGTAAACGGAATCTGATAGCCAGATGTATCACCGCCGTAGGAAGTCGGCACAACGTAGCAGTCCTGCTGATATGCTTCATACTTGCCTGCTGTAGCTTCTGTCCAGAGATGAACCTCAACTGCTTTTGTTTTAAGGCTGTCGTCTTTGAGGCGTCCATCTACAATCTTCTGTAATGCCGTGAACAGATCAGAAGTAGTGTCTGCATAGAACGGATCGGCGTCAGAAGAAACTTCGTAGCCATTGTGTTTGAATGTGGATTCTCCAAAAATGTTTTTAGATGTTTCAGTATCTGGATTGAGTTCTACATTGTACTCTTCCAAATCCTTTCCAAGACGCTCATATTTCGGTGTCAGTCCTCCACAGAGGGAGCCTGCATCGATATAATGAGCCATATATTTACGGTCAATTTTGCCTGTAACTGCCATAGAAATGTCCTTTCTGCCTATAACTTTTAAAAGGCTGTGTAGGTTAGCGACTATCTCCAATTGATAGCCGGTTGTTACTCGCTATATTACTTCATAAGTATTTTCATAGCGTACCGATAATGGCAATAGCCAATCCTGTACATCACTCTCCTGTGGCTCTAAACCATAGGAGTTATCACATGTGATACGTTTTATCACTCGTCCCTGAGAAAGCACTGGAAACGCATTTAAGCGTGTCTCAGAGCCATTTATAATAACTGGTTCTCGACATATCCATTTGCCAAGATTATCCAGGAACTTCTGAACAGATAACTTCTGTCTTTCCTTGTCGGATGCTGTGCGGTACACCACGTAAAATGGGTACTGGCATACCTGATGCATTACGCCACAAACATCTTCTTTTTCTGAGTAAATCAAGGCGCCGTTATCTGCTGAGAACGCAATTCCTGATTCCTTGCCAAGTTCCTCGAATTTGATTGTTTCATTTTCGTACAGTCCCGGATACTGGTTCAGAAGTGCTTTCATGGCATCTGTCAGAATCTCGTATCCGGTTGCATCTTTTCCGATAGGTTTATCCGCCATATCTGCCACCTCCTGCCTGCGCCTTTACTTTACGAATCCATGTACTGCCGTATTGCCGTTTAGCGGCGTCAAACCACTTTGCCTGTGCCTGTGGGTGAGCCTGTTTGGTGTATTCAAGATTTTCTTTTGCGGCTGTCTGACCAGAAAACTGACTAACGAGAACTTTCTTTGCTCCACGTCTTGCGTAGGGACTTCCGGTTGCTTCGTCAACCATTCCTTTTCCCTCATACAGAAAACGTCCATAAGGGGCCGCCGCCGCACATACTTTCCCAGTTCCTTGCAGGGATGTACTCTCAACTCTTGTTCGGTTGACAAAATCCCCTGTAATCATCGGCATAAATGGCACCATGCTGTCCATGACCATTCCGTCAAGGAGATACTGGGCTTCTTGGTACTGCCTGGAGAACCTATCCATATTCAGCTTGATTTTCATATCTCCATCGACTATGGAGAACCCTTTAAAATGATGAATCTTACTCATATTACTTACCCAGAATCTCAAAATGTGGAATTAGCGTATACGGACCGCCAACACTGGTAATCTTAAACACATTATCCTTGTTCTCGTTCATGTACTGGTAAAATCCATTCCGATAATCACCATCAGTTACCGTTCCACCAGTCCATTCGCCCTCCCAGAAGAATGATTCATCCGAGAATGTGATAGTATCTTCCAGAGCGTTGTTAATCTGCCTTTTCCACTCTTTAACTGGCACCCATGGAAGAATCTTGCCGTCTTTATCAGTAATGGTTATGTCACCGTTCTGGACAGTATAACGGATGTGTAATTGCGCGTTGTCTTTTGCGTCTGGTCCGTACTTTTTAAGAATTGCCCCCTTGTCCGTAATGAGATCAACGCCGGATAAAACATGAGGATACCAGTACGCATCTCCTGTCGTGGCTGATTCGTAATAGTCAAAAATCGTCACCGTTTTTTCGTACATGATACCCTCTCCTTAATTATTCTTTCTGCATTGTCTGCTTAATAACCTGATTCACGCCAGTTGCCGACAATCCATTAAACATACCAACTGCAACTGCTGTGATATAATCCGATGCCGGGAAATCTGGGATAACTCTCATCCCGACCGCTCCGAGAATTCCACCAATAACTGCCATGATTACCGGAATCCATTCATCAGAGATTCTTTTTGATGCTTTACAGCCCATTCCTACGATGTAGCATATCATAACAATTGCTATACATGAGCCTAATGTTGAAATGTCCATATAATCACACTCCTGCATATAAAACTGGTATTCCATCATCCGTCCTTACTCCCATCAGAAGCGGCAAAGCCGTCTTTAAGAGTAAGTCATTCGTTTTCTGCGCATCTCCGGCGGCGGCATACACTGCACTCCATTCTTTTGTGCCCGATGCTTTCTGCTGAGGTGTTGCATAAGAGATGGATTCACTGCCAGAGCTTACAGATGTTACAATGCCTGTTGATTTGCCACCAGCATTTGTGTCGGTCACACTTGCTGATGCCTGATTAATAGCATTCTTTTCAGCAAGTTCAATCTGATACATTAATTCAGCCAATGAACAGACTGCCTTTTTGATACGCTTCTGCGAGCGTTCATTTGTTGGCAGTCCGTCCACCAACCTGTCAAACGTCATTGTGTCCACAAAATCGCTGGCTCTTTCTGCCAGTCGCGGAAAGTCAGTTTCTGGCACGACATTGCCGAATGATTCTGTATAGAATTTATAATCTGCATAAGCCATGCCAGTTACCTCCTACATTTATGATTTTGCTGCTACAGTCGCATGTCCTGCGCTCAGCGCCTTATAGGTGCTGTCACATTCAACCACTGTGATTACCTGTTCTGTTGTTGCTGTAATGTCGGATTCACCATCCCACGCGCTCCAGCTCTTCACATTCTGTCCGTAGTCTACGGCAGTCTCAGAAGATGCGACCTTGTACTTATACACATTTCCTGCGCTCGCTTTTGCCGGAGTGATGGTCACTTTAGTACTTCCACTTTTACTTCCTGCTGTGGAGTTTACAGTCAGAGTTCCAAGCGTCTGAGTTGTGTTGATGGTTCCAACAGCAATAGCATCAATGTACTCTGCAAAGAGGGTAAGTCCCATGATTGCGAATGCTTCGGATACTGCTGTGTGATAGTTGCCCTGTGTGTGGAATCCGATCAGGTTTGTCTCACCAGATACGGTGTATACAAGACCTGCTCTTGCAAAGTCAGATTCATTCGGGTCAACATAGTACAGTACGATGTTCTCAACAGGGGTAGCGATAACTGTTCCTCTTGGAATTTCCTTTTCGGATAACAGGAAGATGGTGTTGAAGCCCATGAAATCTTTCATGTACTGGAATCCGAACTGATTCTGAATAGTAATCTCAGCTGCTCCGAGGTATTCATATACGTCCAGAATGTTGACAAATCCAACAACACCAGTCACATTTCTGTGCATCTGTTTGAATTTGTTCTCAACCCGACCCTTGGCCATTGCCAAAGCCATCTGGAAAGTAGTTTCTGTAAATGTGAGGGTACCTGTTTTCAGATAGTCGTAAAATCTTTCAGTAACATTGGTCTGAAGCTGGAAAAGGAATTCATCATCGGTCATCTGAACGGCGTTCTCATAACCGTGGTCCTTGATTGCTTCGATAGATACAGCCTTTGCGTACTTCTCAATAGTCATTTCTGCATAAGGCTTTTCCTTTACAGTGAATTTGCTGTAAGGGATTTCTTCACCCTCTTTAACATTTCCATCCTGCAATGTGCCTTCTGCGTATTTTGATTTAAGAACCGCTCCGGGTGTCTTTTTGATTGGACGCATGATACCAAGAATCTCGCGCAAGTGTTCCCAGTTTCTTTCGAATCTGGTTACAAAATCAATCTCACGTGCTGTGACCTGGATATCATTAGTCATAATAAGATTAGTTTTTGCTGCCATATAAGAATCCTTTCTACCCATAATTGTTAAGGTATTGGGTTAGCGGCTATACTCTGGTGTATAGTCGGTGTAAAAAAATCACTGGAATAGCTGGATGTTCTGAGCAATTGCAGCCTGTCTCTCGGACGGGTCTTTGATTGCTTCGATATCTTTCTTTGTCATGTTTCCCGGTGTCTGCTGCTGTCCAACATGAGTGGTAAATCTTGCCTGATTCTGCTGAGCCTGCTGCTGAGATTCATCCACAAAAGCGGATGCGTCAGACTGCTTCATCTGTTCAATCAGGTCGTTCAGTCCGAGGATTTTACCGTCTTTCAGCTTCAATCCTGCTTCCTTGATGTCCGCCATAACAGACTTCTTAGCCGCTTCACTGGAAAACTTAACATCGTCGAGTGCTTCTTTGAGTGCATCTGAGAAATCACGGTCGTAGATTTTTGCATTAAATTCTTTCTCTGCATCTGCCGCTTTCTGTTTCCAAGTCTCTAACTCGCTTTTAACATTTGCCGGGTCGATACCGTCAAACCCTTTCAGGGTCTCTTCTGCTGTCTCGGCACGTTCTTTCCAGTCGTCTCGTTCTCCCTCAACTTTTGACAGAGTTTTCGCTACTTCTTTAGCATTCTTATAATGCTCAGAGAGTGCCTTTTTAACATCTGCCTGCTTATCCTCCGGGATTTCAATTCCAAATGATTTTAATGTGTCAATAAGTTTCTGCATATATATCCTCCTGGTCGTGTTTATTGACCTGCCGCCGCAGGTAAGTGGATTAAGCCAGTTAGACCACTGACAAGGTAATGGGAAAGATAGGAATTGAACCTATAATGTTTACCACGAGGGAACGGTTTTACAGACCGCCGCAACACCGCCAATCGTTGCCGCTTTCCCATAACCCGGATCCCCGGGTTAGCAAGGTGTTTAACGTGTCATGCCTGCCACGAGTTGTTTCGGATATTTATTTCTTTTTTAAAAAAAAGTATGAATAACAAAAACCTTAATCAAGGAGGTGAGCCATCTTGCGTGCCAGATGACAAATACGCACGACAGGATTCGAACCTGTTTAACTTTCCATTAAAAGCGTGCGCACCAGCTACAAAAATTAAAGAAAGGAGGATTAAAACGAAAATGTCAAAAACAACCGTTTTATTTGTGCTTCCTGCTGCACAATTACATTATAACAGATTTCTTTTAACTACCTCTCTACCACTTTTGTGTTTTTAGAGCATATCACGGAGTTTTTCCACGTATCTCTTGACAAGATCACGTTCTTCCCGGCACTCTGCGTCCTTAGACATATCACTCATTCCTGTTGTGAGTTCATCCAGATGTTCTTCCAGAGCGGCAAGCATCTTTCTTTTGCAGTCTTCAGACTTGCCGGAACGATAGCTTTGTTTCTGTGCCATATAGTCGTCATAAGCATCTCGTCCGTCAGAGCGGCTATAATGTCCTCTAACATAATGCTCGCCGCGTCTGGCATAAGAACTGCCCCGGTCGTAATCCGGCATCATTCTGCCGTCATTCGAGCTGTATCTCCCCATGCTGTCACGCTTTCTTCCACGTTCGCTGTAATCGTCATTGTATCCGCCACGCATCTCATCAAGGACAGTGTTATAGTACTCCACTTTCTTGTCCCAGTACTGCGTGTTCTTTATATCTTTGTACATATCAATCAGTTTGTATGTCATTTCCAGATTTCCAGTAGTCAGTCCATTATCAGCGATTTTGCACCTACTTCGCCGGAGACCCACAGGATGCCATTGTTATTCTGCTGGGGTTGCTGTACTGGTTGAGTCGGCATCTGGACAGGCTGTTGCTGGAACTGATTCATCTGTCCCGGAACACCAAAACTATATTGATAAGGATTGTTGTATAATGCCATCTTATGCACCACCTTTCTGGTTATATTTTTGCATAAAAAAGAACCGGAAACAGTTCGTTTCTGGCTCTAATTAGTGTCTAAAAAGTATCAACACACTTTAATTATTTTATTATTCACCCTCCGACTCAATCGTTTCGCCGTGGATATACTCACGTTCATTTTCTCAGCACAGTATTCGAGCGTATATTCCTTACATCTCAGTCGAAACAGTTTTTCTTCATCCGGTGTGAAATTACACTCTATCAAGAATCTGTCTATATCTTTCTTTGTGAACACATATAATTTCATGAGCATACCCCTTACTAATGCTAACGTTGATTCTGTGCAAGATAATTTGTAAGCTTCTGTTTTGTTTTTTTTAATTCCTCGACGTTATTCTCACTGATCTGGCTGTCCAACATGGTTGATAACACTTCCAGAATTAATGAATCTCGTTCTGCGATTCTCCGAAGACTTTCATAGTCTCGTCTATCATGTTCTTCCAGCGTCTCTACTCGCTTATTAAGTCGAAACGCCGGAGTAATCCATTTAAAGATTACAGCTGTTGCCCCTCCGACAATGGACACCCCTCCGCAGATCGAAAGGAAAATCTGTACAAATTCTGATATGCTCATTTAGCTACTCCTTTTCCCAGTAATATACCGGGATCTCATTACCGCTATTCCATGTATCGAAATATTTACCCTCTTGTACTGTCACTACATGACCATCTATACAGAGGATATATGTACCTGTCGGATGGTCTGCACAAAAGTCGTTGACTGTATAGACATATCGTTCTGACTGCTCTATCAGTTTGCGTCTGTACCCACGTTTATAGAGGTACGCACCCCAGACATAATTTGCACTTGGCATATCTGACAGAGCACACGCCTGTATCATTAATCCGGCGAATACTGTTTCCCAGTCAAACCCGGTCGCTTTGCATATTGCCCGGACAACGCAGTCTCCTGTTCTCTTATCCTTAACAGGATTCGGGTTGTAATACTCCCATCTGTCCATCAGTCAATCCCCTTTGCTGTTTTATATCGCTTTGCAGCTCCTCTGGCTTTAGCAGCGTTCTGGCGGTTCCACTTGGCGATCATGAGCCGGTCTTGCAGTTCCCTCAGGCCATTCCGTTTGCAGTAATCTTTGTATGCAGCATTTTGTTTCTGTAAAAGATAAGACTTCCGGTCAAGGTCTTGCTGGAGTGCGAATTTCGCCTTTTCATTCGGTGCATTATCAACTCCTGCTTGCAGTCCAAGAACTTCACACTTCGTTTTGCGGATTCTCCGTTCATAAGTACGTTGTCGCTGCTCCTTTTCGTACTGCTTACCTTTATCAGCTTTATCCTGTGCCGATAGTTCTGTATAAGGATTTGGCATTCCTTCCACCCAAACTGAAAAATGATGTCTGCAATTTACTCCGCATATTCCATCAGCTTCGCCATAATGACAGTTTTCAATAAAATCTGGATATCGGCTTGTTTTTTGTTCCAGCATTCTACGGTATTCTGGTGTATCTCGTTCCCGAAAAAACTCCGGCTTAATTTCTTTTAATTTTTCCCAGTTTATGGAAAATACCTGTCCTTGCCATACTTCATGGCTTGGGCGGCTTCCTATATGTGCCGATGTCAGTACTAAACCATATCCCATTTCTTTCATTCTTACTAGCTGAATGTCAGCACATGCCTGAGCCACGCCAGTTCTGACAGAACGTGCAACTGCGGTTTCAATCGTGTCTTTTCTGCCAGATGGGTATGTGACGGTAACACCATCTGATACAACGTTGTTGACTGCTTCTTTGATGGCTTGCGTATACCCAACCGCCCCAGTCATCACATGATTATATGCAAGGTCGCATTGCTCGATATAGAGCCTCTGAGCGGCACTTGCAGTTGTTCTTGTGAAGTTCTTCCACTCGCCCATAGTCGCAAGCATATTCCGCTCCATGAGCCTTATCATTGCCGGAGACTGCTCGAGCGGTACAGGGCTTAATCCTGCCGCCTTGTATACCTTGTCATCATAGTTCATTGCAGTGATTCCGGCATCTTCAAACGTTTCAAGAAGCTCCTGCTGTTCACGTTTGGTGTATTTGGATAATTCTGCCAGAATGTCCTCTAGCAGTTCGCCGGATTCCTGTAGCGTTCTGATTCTCCACGCATCAGCATTGGTCAGAATATAGTCCTCACCTCTGCCGATTCTTGCCATCATCCGCGATACGATCTCAGAGATGATATACTGATGCAGTTCTTCTGCAATTTGCTCACTGCCCTCTGTTATCCGGTGTAAATATTCTGGACTAAGTATAGCATATCACCTCTTTCGTCAAAAGTCGTGGTACATGTTTTGGTTTTTTACTAATTAACTAAAGCCCTTTTAGTTAATTAGTTGATGGTATTCTTCCTCCGTAAGTTTTCCTCGTTCCTTTGCCTGTTCCACCATTTTCCTCCACGTTTCCGGTGGATAAAACTTCTGGAGCTGTAGTAATATTTTGTACATCTGTATCCTCCTCTGGAATATATACATCAGCCATAGCGGCTACATACCGGGTTAAAAGTGCCTGTTTCTGGATTTCTTCATTATTTTTAGCAATAGCATATAAGTATTGTTCTTCCCTCGTTACGGGATCCGGTAAGTATACCATGTTATCATCTCCTTTATTTCATTTTTTCGTATCTTACGCTCATATAGGCTCCAGCATCATTATCTATGATGGTGGTGCCTTTGTAGGTATGGAGTTGTTTATAGGCGGCAAGTTGGTCGGAGGTGAGGGGCGTTTCGATTGGGGTGATTAATGCATAATATAACTTCAGTGGAGTTCCGGCGTCATATTTGCTTTTGCAGAATTCATTAAGTTCGTCCGGCGTTTTAAAATACTTTTTCATATTCGTTGATAACGTGTAGATGAAACCATACGTTCCATTTGTTCCGAACATGTTTTTTGAGAAAAAATTGTTGATGGCGGTATTCAGGTCGCCACATCCAGGTGCTGAACCATCCGGCAAGTTCCAGAATTCGCCACGTTCTTTAAATTTTATTGCATTTCCATCAACTGTCGTATATGCTACTCTCTGCACATACACCCCTCGTGCCAGATCAATCTCGTCACAGACCCACTTCTGGCCGTCCGCATCTGTATAATTACCACCGGATGATGTAGGGATACCAGGTAAGCCATTCGGTGTGGAGATAGATGTGGATTCTGGGTCGTGGTAAGGTTCGTATGATGGATTAGGGCTTTTTCCTATTTCAAGCATTAGTTTTGATGTCACAGGATCGAGTCCGTTTAAACAGTAATAGTCGAAAAACACTTTTTTATCTTGCTCCGGCGTATAAATCAGGACATTTTTACCGTAAGTTACTGCCAATATTGCTGTATTGTTAGCAATGTTCCATTCATTGATGTATAGCCCTTCTGGGGTGACAGGATAACAAGATAATGTATATGTTACACCTTTCTTGAGTAGAAAGCCGTCCTTATACATTTTATAATTCGATGCGTTATTTTCGTATACATAGGCAGGATCAAGCAAATTTTTGCCCCGTACCTCAACTCCGATCTTATCTCCGTAAGGCTTTGGTACGCCTCCTGTGTATGGTTCCCATTCTGGTGCGGTATCACCAACATATAACATTGGACGAAATCGGATCTTAATATTTTCACCATTTACTGCCGAAAATGAAATAACTAGGCATGGAGTATTTTCTGATAATCCTGTACACAAAAAATACAATTTTGAAACATTTTCACTTACTTTCATCATTCCGCCAGCAAATTTGACACCATCTGGAAAAACCGTCCCAACTTTCGTCCGCATGAATCTAAACATACAGTTTCCGATATTCCCAGCACCTGCGCCATTATTATAAGTGCCATCTAATTGAAAATAGCCATCCTCATCAATCGTCATTGTTAAGCCGTATGTCTTTTTATATGCGCTCCACTGTGATATATCCAGCAGATTTGCCCCTGTACTCCACTTCATTCCTATGCTCTCAATCTCCTGTGGATAATCAGGAGACGGAGACGGCTGCTCACCAGTGTAAGGTTCCCAGGGGAGAGGGGTAGAGCCGGCGTTTAGCATAATATTTAACGTACCTGTAAAATCGCAATACGTGTTTTGCCCAAAACATGTAATTTTTGTAATCATCCCTGTTGCTACGGTATGATTGTTTGGGATGTAATATTTATGGACACCATCAACAATAATTTCAAGTGCCGCTGCTTCTGGTTTTTTCACATCCCCCTCTAACACACATGATACTGTATGTGTTCCTGATAATTCTCGAAAAATTAATATCTGATTATTTAAAATCTAATTCAGAGGGAAAATAAATCCCTCTTTTTTTATTCATCATCAAATAATCCTTTTGATTGTGTATTTTCTGCTTCTTTTATCATTGATACCGCCTCATCTTTCGTCATTCCCTCGAACTTCACGAAATACAACCACGCCGGTACCTTGCCAGTAGTCACATACTGCCACCATCTCGCACGGTCATTTTCACGCACATACAAGATATCTCCAAAATCATAATTGACCTCGTAAACTCCGACCGGTGCAAGTCCATACAGGTCAGCGTAAACGTTCAATGCGTAGATAACTTCGTCCAGACAGGATTCCAGTTTGTCCCGCACATCTTTAATGAACTGGACTGTCCTCTGCTGTTCTGCTTCTACTCCTGTAGCCGTCTGAATGCCGCTAGATTCATTGAAAACAAAGTAGCCGTTAGAGAATCCAATCTTGTACCCTAACTGGCTTAAAAGGGCATTTATGCCGCTTGTACGGGTATCAGTATTGAGAACTGGATTGATCTCTTGATAGAATTCTTTCTCATCCTGTCCGAATACATTCTTGACAAAGTGCGGTAAGTTCATCTCGTTCCGCCTGTTCTCCATACCCTGTGGTGACATGGCTGATACAGGTGTACCGCTTGGCATCAGTAGTCTATCATCTGCCAGAACTATCTTCTGAGAATCGAAAATCTCTCCGGCATTACGGCTGTACGCAATGTCGAGGTCTTTTAACTCTTCGATAGCTTCGGCAAAAATTGGTAAGCCCAGTGGTGTGCTAATGTCCACATTGTTTGCCTGTGGTGTCCGCAGTACTCCGTACAGAGGTCCATCCAACTTTTCTCCATTTGCCTTGAGAATCGGCGGTGTATCTGCCATGAGGTCGGCCCATTTAGTTTGTTTAAGGTCAATCTTATCGCCGATGCTCTGAGGAGATTTTGACACATAGGCTCTATTTGAAACGTAGTATGGATAGGTTGTCACGCCATCTATTGTAGTCTCAACAAATCTATGATATTCAAGCCTTGTATAGTATTTCCGTCCAACAGCGTAAGAATCCTTGAAAATAATTCCTTTAATTTCCTGATTATCATAATCCACAATCATCACATCTGCCGGAGTAAATACGTCAAGTCCTTCTCCATTCGGCTTGATGAATACCGTTCCATAGGCACAGCCGTACTCTACCCAACGGCGAATCTGGAAATATACTTTATCAATCTGTTCCTGAAGCCACGTAGCTCTTGCAGAACCATCAATCTGAATGCCGATCGCCAATGTTACGAGCCGGGCTGTCTCTGAGCAGACAGATTTCGCAAAATTAATCGTCTTGATATTATTCTTATCATCTAACCAGTATGGAACGCCTCGATATATGTTTGCACATTTATCAATCAATGCTTCCATCTCTGGAAATTCTGCTGCCTGGATGTTGAAATCCTCTTCGGCTTGTTTTTTGAATATCATGTTAAACCACCTTTTTAGTGTTGTTATAAGTCCCATTTAGTCACCATTTTTCTTTTAGCTGATTTATTGGCGTTCCGGCAACTCCGGCACTCTCTCCGCTATCTGTTGCTTTGAAAAATGCATTCGGAATCTGTGGATACATAAACTCAAACATGAGATAATTTGCTGCATCGCAAAGATATTCTGTATTTCCAGTTTCTTTATATTTTTTAATACACATATCGTGTGATTCAAGTGCATCTACTAATTTCATTCCAAAGTTGTCTGCTGCTGTGCCATATTTGTAAAAGCTGACCTCTACTCGATTCTGGCGTAATTTGTCAAATCTGTCCGAATACTCTTTCGGTAATTCTGTTCCTATTCTACTCATTATGCACTGTACCCCCTTCTTCTCCACAATGATTCTGAGCCATACCGGACAGAATCTATTAAATGATTATCCTTATCCGGATATCCACTGCAAATATTTCCGTCTTTGTCGCGTTCGTATTCGTACTTCTTGAACTCTTTGCAAGCATTTGGCGTTCTTTTTGGATCAAACACGAGCTTTCTTCTTTGCAGCCACTTCATAGAATACTCAATGCTTCCCGGTCCTTTGATTGCTCCTCTTGCTGGGAGTCCTGAATCTCTGTAATCATTGATTGATTTAGGCTCGGCAGAATCGCAAGTAATTTCGTAATCGTCATACTGTCTTTGCTTGATTTCATTCGCAGTCCATTCATTTGATTTTTTGTTTTCGTAAATCTCGTCAATGAAATAGATTGTTTCCCTAGCTGAATCATAATAGATTCTGGAAAAAGCATATTTATCCGGGTACCAGCCCCAGTCAACCCCCTGATAAATTCTATCAAAATGGCTGATCTCTTCGTCTGTGATAGTTCTTTCTTCGATATACTCAAAGATATTTCCACCATTTCCGTTGGCTTTTCCTAGATACTCATTTTCGTAAGCATCTGGATTTACTTCTTTCAGATGTTCGGCATCCGCAAGAAATACATCACCAAGCCACTCCTGTTCAATTCCTAAGTCGAGGTACGTGCTGTGCACAACCATCACATTTTCATCTTTTTCTTCTGCTTCTGCTGTATATTCATTCGCCCAGTTATTCTTACTCCTAGGCGGGTTGAACGACTTGAATTTATACGCTTCGTTTCCACCTCGAATAGCAGACTGCTGAATATTACGGATTTCTTCCGGTCCGGCGAATTGGTCAAGTTCCTCGAACCAGACAATGCCTATATATCCAAACTCTGGCTTGATAGACTTAATCTTTAATGGATCGTCAGCACCACGAAAGTAAATCTTCTGTCCAGTGGGTTTATACGTAATCTCCATAGGAGATACCTTGCATGTAAATTCTTCATTTAGATTTAATTTATCAATACCCCATTTCATCTGAGCATAAACTGAATCTTTGATGGTGTTTCCGACTTTTCGCAGAATCAGAGCGTGCATGTTCGGATTGTTCTTCAGCAGCTCCGGTATAATCAGAGATATAGTCGAGGACTTCATGGAACCACGTCCGCCAGGAAGAATGTATTCGCTATGTTTCTTTTTCCGAATATCTCTAATCATTTTATGAAATACGTCCGGGACAATATCCAGATCAATATGATATTCACTTTGTAATCTGGCTTTTTCTTCTGCTTTCTGCTTTTCTTCTCTGGCTTCTTTTATTGCAAGCGTTTTTTCCAGATCATTCATGGATTTAAGCTGATCGGAGAAGTCCGGAGCAAATCCGAATGAATCAGTCAGCTCACCCCTTGCGATCATGGAACGACGTTGCTGAATTTCTGCCAGAGACATAATGTCAGTGCCTTTTTGCTTTTCAATGAGAGACTGCTTTTCGGCTATATATGTAGAAATGCAATCTTTTTCCAACAGTTTTTTTGTCGCGTTTCTAATGATTCCATTAGAGTATCCAGCTTTTCTTGCGGCACTAGATGCATTTCCGCCATTCTTTATATATTCATCTGCAAACGCTTTCTGCTTAGGCGTTAAGTCCATCTAATCACCTCTGTCTATCCTCATTTTCTGACCGCCTCCCATATTTCTTTTAGGCACATGACCACATCATACTGGGATGCAGTTCGTAATATTTCATAATCACAATCTTTCCAGTTTCCATGTTTCGTTGGTCTGAATACCGGCGTTGATATAATTGTTACTGTTATCAATCGCTCCTGCTCGTGGCTATAAAATTGTGAAGTTCCGATTTTTATGATTAGTCCGGTGGACAATATAGCTTTTTGGAGTTTTCTTGTAACTGCTTTTAAGTTCGCCATATCATCACCTCAATTCAAAAAAATCCCCAGTATAGCAGTTATATACAAATATAATACCACACTGGGGAGATTTAGCTCTCTACCACTTTTATAATTTTTTAAGTTTTTTAAAGTCTACCAATTAGCTTGGCCAAATGATAATATTTCGCCATGACCTTGCGTTTGTATCCGTAGAAGTCGTTTTCTGTTGCAGGAACCGTCCTGATCTTCTCCATCGTCCGATAGCCGATACCGTTCACGATACTGTCATAGATTTGTGATTCGATGCCGGGTGCATATTTGATAGATACCTGCAACAGATTGTATTTATCTCTTTCGCTAAGATTCCGCAAGTGGCTTTGTAATGTCGGTATATCATCCGGCGGTACTCCGTAGTCAATCAGTGTCGCCTTTCTCAGCTTCATTTATTTCACCCTCTTCATTTAAGTTCCAGTCACATGGTATACCTTGAAAACATTCTGGACAGTGTTCGTAGAATCCGCAACCTTTACAATTCACTGGCTGTCCAGTACAATATTGCTGTAGTACGTGGTATGCTGATATAGCAAGATTTGGCGTTATATCTGGTATAGGTTTATCTGACATAGTTATCACTCCTCCATTCCAAACATTTTTCTTAAACTATGTTGATAATTTTTCACTGTTCGTTCAAGAGCACTATAAGTTGGTCTCAGTTTACATCTTTCTTTGTACCCGTCACATTTAGTTCCAAATAGGATAACGTTTCTACATATACCGTCTTGACTAGCACAACATTTATTCATCTCTATCTTGCAAATTTTTTCTACTTCTTCATCTGTTGCTTCTCCGTCAATGGTTTCGGTGTGATATTTCCATCTTACCGGACAGCCATACATGGTGAATTTCTTACCACATTTGTCACAAGCGTAGGTTTTCATATCTTTTGTGTAACAATCAACCGATTTCCCTCCAATATACGTATCTTCGTATGAGGGCTTGTATTCTTCGCCACAATAAGGGCAAATTATATTTTTATCGTCTTCATAATTCCAATAACTATTGTTCATTCTTCTTCATCTCCTCCAGCTTCTTCTCAGCTTCTTCGCGGGTGAGGAATACTGTTTTACCAATTTCACTCATTGGAAAAACTCCTGTTATTGAACCGTTATAGTTTTCGTAATAAAATATAATTTCATCTTCTATGTTTGGTTCTACATAGCTGTCACAAAATCCATATGAAAATGCTTTTATTTCATATGACACTGGATGTCCAAAATCGTTATCCCATATCATATCTCCGATTTTAACTGGTAATCTCATAAGCAAGCCCTGTTCTTCTAAGTCTTCATAGATAGCAAGCTTTTCAATTGCAGGATATAAATATTCTCCGCTTAATACTTTAACAAGAGGTATTTTATTCTCAGATTCAAATACTTTTATCCCTGAAATTCCATTCTTTTCATCATTTGGAATATATCTTTCTGTTAATCTCTCTATCTACTTCACCTCTTCCATCTGACTTTCTACGGTATCTGCAAGTAGCTTCAAAGACTTAATAAATGAGTCTGTCAACGCTGTTCTGTCTGGGCTTTTAGTGAATGTTCTGACAAGGTTCACTGCGTCCTTGAGTCTTTCTTCATATTTGACGATTTCAGATGCTTCATACAATATCTTTTCGGTATAGCTGTAAGTAACGATCTTACTGTCGCAAAAATTTAATATGTTTGGAAACGGAATTTCGATAGGGTTTAAATGGTTTTCTCTCACCCATATGAATCCCTGAAACTTTGCTATTTTCAGAATATTCAAATATTCTTCCTGTGTTTTTACAAACACGCTTTTTCCTGTTAAATTAATCATTTATTTCACCTCTTCTTTCTCAATCTATCTCCACCAGAGAACCACATATACTGTTCTTTTAAAAAATAATCCGTAACACTCTTTATGGATTGAATCAAAATTCTCTCGTCCAATCTCCATTGCTCTTTTCCGTGCCTGATCTAATGTTTTACACGGTTCTTGACACAGAAACCACATGTTCGTTCACCTCTTATCGCTTACTTTTTATCGCTCGTTTTCATCGCTTGTTTCTGTAATTTCTCTCAAGCAGGCATTCCAACCAACCGCAACAATATCTTTTTGTGATTCTACATTGTCATTTGGAACAATATACTCTTTTTTTTTCTGGCAAGTCCATAAGTGGGCACCAATCAGGCTTACCTTGACAATATCCATATTCACAATCAATTTTCTTCATGATGCTTGCGTCTTTATTGTCATCTGAAATTGAACAACATGCTTCAACACCTTCATCTAATTCATAACAGAATTAACAATCTAAGTAATTTTCTGGTGTATCCACCACTACTATTGACTTACTCATATGCTTCACTTCCTCTCAACATCAGACTCAAAGTATTGTACCTCGGACAAGTTCTGACTCCGTTCCTGGTATCTCTTAACAGGACGCAGTACGGATATAATGTCATGACCTCATAGATGTGCTCTGTGACATCCTCGCCACGCTGGTCGATGTATTTGAAACACTTTCCTGGTCTAAGAAAATATCTTGCGCATACATGCTTTTGTTCCGAATATTGTACTTGCACTGCTCATTTGTATCCCTCCTGTAATAGTTCTTTATTGTCGAAAATGTTTCCAACCACTTCAATTTCATCACAACATAGTAAATATTCAAAATTCGATCCGTAATTTTCTTCACCATTGGTCGCTTTAAAATCTAATTCAGAGTTATCCCAAACTATCTGATAGATACGTTCTTTCCCATCATAAACAAGCCAAACAACATCGTTCTCCCAGATTCTCTTCCCGTTCTTGTCACAAAGTCCTGCGAACTGGCAGAGGGTTTTTGGATCAACCAATTTCATTCCGTCTGTTATCAAAAAGCCGATTGGCAATGTGCTCGCTTGTTTATACGGCTGAACGATATAGTAATATCCGCTGTCAATATCCAAATCTATGAGGCTCCCTTCTATCCATTCTCCATTATCAATCCGCTTTGCCTTGAAAAGAATTTCTCTCATTCTACTCCACCTCCTTTCACGATCTGCATAACTGTCTGATATAGTGCGGAATTTCTTCCGACCAGCTTTGTTATGTATGTATCTAACTGCTCCACAACCTTGTCCACATCAAAAGCTGTCGGCTGTTTATTAACACAATCAATAAATTCTTTTTGGTCAGAGCTAATACTTGTGCCGATTTCCCAAATTTTGATGTATTTAATTAATTCGTCTGTATCTATTAGTCTACTCATTTAATTCCTCCACTTTTTACGATATCAACTGCTTCATTCGCCTGGGTGGTGCTTGTTGTACATAATCGCTACGCATACAAGACCAGTTGCTCCGAATATGGTTCCAAGGGTGAATCCTAATATGAATGTAATCATGCTTCCACCTCACTATCCTCTGGCATCTGGAATATCATTTTTTTCATAAAATCTTTTCTAATAGTTTTTGCAATTGATGTATTATCTTTTCCCCTCTGAGATTCACTAGCCGATTTGCAGACATCAGGAAGAAGAATTTCATTTAATTTTGCATCTGCATATGTTTCCTGAATCATATCCAGTACTTTAAGGGCTTTTTCTTTGGTAGAATATTCTCCGAGTAGATAAGTACATCCGGTAGTGTATGATGTTATAGTTGTTTTTACAGGTCCTTTCGTAATTTCAATTCCTGCCAAAGTATTAAGATTAATCAATATTTCGCTATCCTGACTTCTGATTAACATTTTGTGTCCTCCTTAATCTTGCAAAAATCACATTCAGTATTGCATTTTTTCCACTCATCTGAATATTCTTCATATCCATCCGTTCCATTTAAATACTTGTACACAAGCACATTCATACATCTTTCGCAGGCCGTAGAAAAAAACAACGAGTGCTTCCTGTAGTGTATAATCTCCGCTGTTTACCATTGCCATTATGACATCCTGATTTCCACCTCCAATACTTGTATGTAAGTCAATAAGTGGTGTAGTATCCGTTCCATAATCCCATTTTCTTTCCCATGGCTGCCACCACTTTCTTGTTTGGCTACACCCACAATTGGTGCATATATGGCCCTTTAATCCCTTTATCAGGCCCGTATCCTTTTTCCAATATTTTCTTTTGTGTTTGCACGTTTCCTTTTGAGATTTGCTATGTACCGCATAAATGCTTTCCGTTATTTGCAAAGGGAAACAAGAATGATACGTTCTTGCCTTTTCCGGTGCTTTACACATTAAATCTTCTTTTTGATTAATCACATTTCCATTTTCATCCTCGTACCAAATTCCTAACTTCAATTTTGCTTTATCAATATTCATTGCTATCCTCACTTTCCCCATGTAAGTAACTGACGCGCTATTGTGCAGTTATTACATGATTTTATACTCCCATCTTTTTAACCAGGTTCTTATTCATCTCATCGAATCTTACATCTGTGTTCTCTTCAATGTCCTGCATCATGCTCAGAACGCTCATTTCGCCCCTATTTGCCATTTCAACGTACCCATTGGCAGTTCTTATCACATTAAGCAATCGTTTCGTAGAAAAGCCATATAAGTGTCTCAGAGCCATCATGGTAGTGACAGTGTTGATCGTATTACTCCAATCCTCACCAACGGTAAACCCATCTTCATAGGCTTTCTTTTCCATTTCCTTAAGTTCCTTCTGACAGTTCTGAATAGACTGCGCGAACATATGAGCCTGCTGATTCGTGTATGGAATGAATGCTTTCTTTTTCTGTTTGATTTTTAGGCTTCCCATCCAGCAACCCTCCTTATATTTTCTGTTAAAGCATCAAACTGTTTCAACATCTTCTGACATCCGTTTCTAGTCACCTGCATATCTTCAGCGGAGTCATCTATCCAATATTTTCCGTCAATCAGATAGCTGTTATCCAAGAATGTGCGGAATCTGCATTTTGTAAGTCCGAATTTATTCATGATTTCTCTTTGCGTCAAAGACTCTACAAATTCACCGTTTGCTGCAACAATGTCATAAAGTTTCATCTCGTCTCCTTGCTTATCTTCCTTATTCCGTACCCAACCGGAGTATATGCCCTGTCGGTACTGGGGTGGTTCGTCTTAAGCAAACCATCATCAACCAGATTATTGATATGTTTCCAGACTGTAGCTCTCCCGGCATCCACCCTTTCAGAAATTTCTGTAACTGACGGTGCATATCCAACCAGTTTGATATAGCTGACGATATACACATATATTTCTTTTCTGAGAGCCTGCCCCTGTTCGTATCTATTTTTCGTGTTGTACATTTTTTCTCAACTCCCTTTGTTTGGAATCAATAAATTTACAAAATGCTAAAACAAATTCTTTTGCTAATGGATCTGAATATATTTCTATCAATTCCATACAACGGTCATAAGCTGCTTTTGAATATTTATCTGTGAGTTCAACCAGATAAAACTCTTTTATTAATTCCCATAATTTAGGCATAAACATTGCCATGATTGGAATGTCTTCTTTTCTTACACTTGCCATTTCTTCTCCCTTGAATGTGTAACGTGTAACATAAGTATTTAATTTTTCCTATAATTACCTTTTTATATAATTATTAAAATATACTTTATAGTAAAATATTAGTTACATTAGTTACACTAAGTAAAAAATCCAGTATTTATAATGGTTTGAGGGTGTTTCCAGAGTGTAACTAAGTGTAACTAGCCGTAACTAAAATCATTCAAATGGTATCTCACACTCACACATTTTTTCAAATTCACTTAATTTTCTGACTTTTTGGTAGCATATCTGCGGACCATACTTTCCACACCTCACTCGTTTCCCACCATTTTCCCTTTCCCATCCGTCAATGCAGTTCTGCATAATAGAGTGAATTTCATTGGACTCAAACCTTGTGGGCTTGCGGCCCTCGTTGCCCAGCGCCTGCTCATACAGCATTGCAACACAAACGCGTGGCTCCGTTGTGTGGTCTAACCATTCTTGAATAATTCCGACCCTCACATCCTCTTCCATAAATTCTTCCTGTTTATCCTCTATATATTGCTGCAAATTCTTCGGAAGAATTAATTTAGGCGTTCTATCGGCCTTTTCGAAAAGTTCCATTGCCTCTCCCCAAGCATTTGTAAAGTCGGATGCTACGGCTTGTGGATCATCAAACATGGATTTCAGGACGTGTTCCTTTCTTGTGACTATCGGAAGGAATCGTCTATTGCCTGTTCTATCAGTCAGAAAACGGTCATTGTTGGTTGTTCCGGCAAATACACACACTCTTGGTCTCTGCTCCGTTCTGCGGCCATATGGAGGCCTATATGTGTCCACTGTGGACGTTAGAAATGCTTTGATGCTCTCAACTTCTTTTGCTTTTTTAGTAGCCAGTAGTTCTGCCAGTTCCACCATCCACATACCGCGCAGCTTCTCTGGAGCCTTATCACCCTCAACTGTGTTAAAGTTGTCATTATACCACGCGTTATTGAGAGATAAGAGTCTCAGAAAGGTAGATTTCCCAATTCCCTGTGAACCGTACAGCACTGGCATGTAATCAAACTTACATCCCGGATGGAACGCCCTGCTGATTGCACCTAACATAAACAGTTTCATACACTCCCTGGAATATTCTGTGTCTTCCACTCCCAGATATTCTGGAAGCAATTTGATGATATATCCTGTCTTTTTATTCCACTTATTCTTATGAATGTCAGTAAGCATATCAACAACAGGGTTGAATCTGTTTCTATTTGCCACGATATTAAGTGCTTCCATGATCTTCTCCAGGCTCTTTAGCCCGTATTTTGATTCAATGTACGATTTCAAATTGCTGTCATCACTGTTACTCCATTCCCTGTACATGTTTACATGTTCCCACGGGAGGCTTCCGCAAACAAAGGGCGCGTATGATAACTCGTTATATTTAATATGTCCATACAAATCAGGGTCATACTCAATGGCTTCACACATGTTCTTAATGCTCTGAATCATTGTTCCTTTTTCTGTAAAATCAAACTCCGGCTCCCTCCATCCTTGCGTTGCAACCCCCTCTGAGTCAATATAAATAGGCTTTCCTTTATCATATCTAGTCGCGCTTGATACAATGACTTTGACTTCCTGCTCAGACAATGGAGGTGAACAGGAACTTTCATTCTCAGCCATGGTGGCTGCGAACACTGATTGATCCGACGCCCCCTTCGCCTGCATCATACATGCAAAACGAAAAAGCATTTGATTTCTTTGCCCTGCTGCCACAATATTCGGCATAGTAAAAGCTGTGCCCTGTTTCTGATCGTCATGATTCAAGAAGTATTCTACATTGTTGTCAGCCTTTGCGATTTCAAATTCATCCGGTGAATATTCCCACTCGTACCGATTTCCGTTCTTATGTATTGATGGGGGAGCTACTACATACCCGCCATTTCCGCGAATATCTACACCATCAATAATTCCGGCTCGGTTCTTTATTCTGCCATTTCCGCGATAGTACAAATGATATCCACCGCGGCCCGTGATAGCCGTCCATGTTTCTGGGAAATCACCGTGTTCGCGTTGCCAGTCTTCAAGTGAATGATATCCATCTATTCCGCGATCTTCATCAATATCCAAATCAATTACAAAAACGTTCTGGCTAACTGAACCAGTCGCAAGACCTATGTTTGCATTTGGGTATTTCTGCCACCAAGCTTTTATCTGAGCCGCGTCCGTAGTTGCATCTTTACATCCATTTCTGGTAAGCGGAACTTTATCGCGGTATTTTAACGGGAAGACAGCAAATCCTTTTTTAGCATATTCGATAGCTGCATCATACATACTCGGATATTCATTCATCACAAACTCCTATAAACTGATTTAATATTTCTGGATTGTTTAAAAGATTAATGAAATCTACTACCATCTTTTTTCGAATGGAATATATCTTATTATTTGCATCGTGAGCAACGATTGTTCCAGAAGTATAAAAGCTCTGAATTATGCCGTTTTTATCACGTACATTAAATTGCTTTCCATTATTGAATATTTCTGTACTGAATCCTGCATCTATTAATTTTACATAAACATACAAGCTTTTATCCATCAAACTCACCCCTTTCAAGTCTTTCTTTTAAATCCCTGTATAAAATTTCTTTTATCAGTCTTCCAGATGTTTCTTCCTTGCAAAAAACCACATTCATGTTGTATCGGACCATCCATGCAACGCTGGAAGCTAAAAACGCATTGGAGTTGAATTTGCTTCGATATTTACTGTTTAGAAGGTTTTCCCAGCTCGAATTTTCACAAATAAGATAAATCCTGCACTTCTGATCTAATGCCCGTTCAAACTCTCTTTTGAATCTCTCGCGTCCTCTGGTAAAACACGCAGCTAATTCATCTAAATTCATTTTCCGTTCTACCACGCAGAATGGTTTAATGGTTTTACATGTGTCAAAAAGTGAACTACCATCTGGCAATATTGCATTGTAGGTGTAATCACCATAATCCAATGTTGCTCGACTATATGGAGCGGAAAAGGAATTATACCGCTTCTCCGCTCGTTCAGTCGCTTGCTCCCTGGAATCAACAAGAATCTGGAAAGACTTTAAGACTTCTTTTTGATCAAAAATATCCATTAGTTGAATGGCATCTCCTCATCGGTTCCATCTGGAATACTCATGAACCCATCTGAATTAGCGTGCGAAGAATTATTGCTGCTTAAAAGCCTATCCTTTGGAAGCCTATAATCACCGGAGCGAATTTTATCGACTTTACAGAAGGCTGCCAAATTGGTAGCTTTTCCAATGCTTCCGTCATTCTTTTCATATTCTCTTTCATTAAAAAGACCGCCGGCAATTTTGCCTTTGAATTTCTGCTCATCCCAGTCAAAATGGTATCCCGGATTAGATTCTTCAAGAGCTTCTGTAAATGTTTTAAAACGTCTCTTTGTCCAGTTATCTTTCTCTGATCCGTCATCATTCGGGATATTCAGAAGATAATTGCAGTGCCATTTCTTATCCTCATTCTGCTGAGTCTTATATTCTTTTGCGTAAAAGCCTGCATATTCGCCTTCTGCAATATCGCAGCTGATTTTTACATACTGGCCTACACTATTACTACAAACTTCGGCTCCAAGAATCTTTACAACGTAACCACCTTTTGGAAGTACATCATAATCTCCATAAGCCTGTGTTTTTTCATAATCTCCAAATCTTTTAATTGCCATGTTTTTTATCTCCTTTTAAAATATTTGTTATAGTCATAGCACATAGAAATGGCTTCTTCTTTACTTGCACATTTCCTATACTCACGAATTGCTTTATCATGGTATAATTGATGGATATAATGCGATTCACATCTTATCCGATAGGCGTACCGGCCTATTAAAAATACATACCAGTTTTGTTCTCTCATCAAAACTCCTTCATAACTTCAATGACCTTCGTAATATCATTCGGAATATATTCCTCTTCAAATGCTCCCAGTGGCGTTCTTGCAGTGTCGTTATGAGAAGTGGTTGAAAAACAATAGGTATTCTCTTGTTTCATTGATCTGAGCAACCAGTTGAATTTACTGTCGATATTGTTTTTCTCAGTCTTTCTTCCATTGGTTTTGATTCTGGTAAACTCATAACCCGCGTCAGTCATTTCTGTTTGTGTGTGAAACAACAGGATCACTGTCAAATCGTCTCTGAGCTTCGACGGAATATCCACCAGATCCCAGATGCTCGAGGCAAGGTCCATCCACTTGTCATCTTTAATACATAAGCTTTCGCTTATGATTGGACTATATCTTATTACATTTTATAGGAACTAAAATTGCATCAACTTTTGACCATCCCCTGTTTATTCTAGAAAATACATCACCGGAATTTATCTTTTTTATCCTGCACCATTCTGTTACTGTGTGACGTTCACCATCTATTTCAACAGTTTTATCAAAATTACTTTCATTGATAGCAATTTCAAAAGGAATATTTCTTCTTACAACACGGGCGCGCAATGTATCATAATTGATTCCTAATCTTCTAGACCATTCCTTCAATGTAAGGGTTTCTCCATTATGTGCATACCATAATGTATTGCGTCTGTTTATGGGTTGATCTCGCATCGGAATCCATTTGCAATTTTCCGGACAATAATCTTTTCTTATATCAATCCTTTCAATGCTATAATCATCTCCCGGAATTTTCCCCATATCTTCCAGAAATTGCTCGAAGCTGTTTTCCCATTCCTCACAAACTTTTATTCCTTCTTTTTGATAATAGGAATCTTTATAACATTTAGAACTGCATCTTGATTTCATTGCTTTCCATATTCGATATTCCTTTAAGTTTTTCCTATTCATTTAAACCTCCTAAGAGTAAAATGTAACCCCTGCGCTTCGGGTAAATACCCTACTCTACTAACTAAAGTTGTGTCTTTGCTTTCGATAGTCTCTGAAGCTTCCTATAAAGGCTTGCCTGCTGATTGTCCAATCCATAATGCTGTTACACTTTGGTGATTATGGCTTTAAGGAGTTTCCAGCAATTCACAGGGTTTTAAAAGAGCATGACTAAATAGTTAACCCTTTCTCTTTGCACCTTCTCATTTCGTCTGACACCATAAGATTATTTACGGTATCAACAACGAAATAATGGATATGCGGCGCTTTTTCTGCGATGTTCAAAAGATATTTAATGATAGTCTGCGGGAAACTAGTCTTTACATAATTGTTCTTATCAGCGGAATACTGATCTCGCCAGCCTTTCCAGTTAAGTCCTTTTCCGTCACAATCACAGTAATAAGTTTCTTCTGGATTGAGATTGCGAAGGGATGTACTTTTACCGCTTCCGGGTTCACCCATGATTCCAATTAAGTTTGCCATAACTCACACCTCCGCTTTGTCGTATACGATATGTTTGCTGCCTTCTACAATCAGAAGACTTGCGATCTGACGCATTGATAAAGTACTCTCATTGTAAATTTCTGTCAGCGCATTATGCGCTTCCCCGGTCACTTTTACTGCCATGTCTCGTTCTGACACTACTGCCTTTTTACGTGCCGGTATATGGATTTCAAATTCAGTCATTTCTGTTCCTCCTTATACGATTTCTGAGCCGTTAAAAGCCCATTTAAGGCCTGTACGTAGCCCGCTAATGTTCTTGCCTTGTATGATTCTTCAATAGGGTTATCTGGGACTGTGGCAAGCTGTATATCAATCAATCTCAGAACCTCATTAATTCTCTCATCCATGTTCACACCGCCTTGAAAAAGCAGTATAGGTTGTCTGAAGCATCTCCGAACTTCTCTCCATCGATATCCTCGGCTTTGTGGTATTCCACATGATCCAGAGACATGTCGCAGTTTTCATAATCCAGAATGTAATCACCTCTGGATTGAAGCTCTCTGAGCAGTTCATTAATACATCCTGCTATCTCCAGACTGGGAAGAAGCTTCATAATTGCTATCTGCTTACTCATTTGGGCACTTCCCATCTATCAGAAGTTCCAGCAAGAATGCTTTGATTTTATTGAGCTTTTCACGACTTTCTTTCTCGAAAAATGGATCAAAAGATACATCCTGATATAAATCCCATTTAAATTTGTCTTCAGGAAGATCAATATCTTCCTTTCTTTTGAGTCCACATACGTTCATGCCATAAATTGAATAATTAAACGTGACACTTGCTGTCGGGACTTCATTCACGACTCTTTTACAAAGTTCATAAATTTCGTCAATCTCTTTCTCGAACATCTTCTTATCCTCCTTATTTCCTACTGCCAGTCTGCTTTCATCTGGCGCACCGCCCATGCTGCCGAGATACCGAAAAAGATGTTTAGCCAGATAGGTACATCCACATATTTCCCGGCAAGCATACAAACAGCAATTAGCATATACTCTTTCATTTCATTTCTCCTGCAATCCACGCAAGGTTGCTCGCTACCAGTGCGGCGGCTGTTACAATCCATGCCGTGAACCATCTTTTTGACTTTTTTTTGCTTTCTTCGACAATTTCAGTCGCAAGTGCTACTTCGATGTCAGCCCATGTAAGCTGGCTTTCGTTTTTAATTTCACTCATATCTAGCTAATTTCTCCTTATTTTTTCTTATTTGTCTTTACAATTAGCAGATAGAGAACTATAATGTATCTATCCACTAAGGTACTTTAGTGGGTGCAAAGCTCCGGGGTGGAGGTCTCAGCTCCCTCCGGGGCACTCACTTATTAAGAGCAGCCTTGCCTTTCCAGACATGACCAGTCACTTCATAGACTTTCCTAGGGCTTATGATGTATGTGATTCGGCCACCGGAAAGGCTTTTTGCTGGCTTGTTATTCTGCACAGCCACGCCAATCGGCAGCCATCCGTACACAATCCCTGCCCGGATTGCTGTAGTAGGAAGTCCGATCAGTTGGCTCGCGTCGGCTACGGTCATATTCTCTGACGAGAACTCCGGCATCTGTGGAATGCCTGATATGATTCTCGCAACCTCTGCGGCGAACTGATGAACCTGTGCATTCTGCTCTATGTAATTATCAACTGCACTCATATAAACCTCTTTTCTAACTGATACTCATTTGAGCGTTACAGTCACGTATCATCATTACTGTATTGGTGCATGGATGCCAATTTCTGACATATTCCATAGATTCTTCAAATCTCAGCTTAGGAATGTTATTGCGGGCATTTACTGTGAAGTAAGTCTTTATATCCCTGTTGCATTCAGCAAATACTTTCTTGCCAATTTCCTTGTAAGCATTTGACTCTTTCCTGCCAAGGTGAGCAATTACGACACTTGACACTAAGTCCCTAATAGCTTCCTGCTGTGCATAGTCAATAGTCATGGTGTTTTCAAGTCTGTTAAGCCGTTCTTCGTGATCTAAGAATCCTGTCGCAATAACCTGTATCTGTTCAACTGTCGTCAGTGGTTTCCGGTATGAGCCTGTCTTTCTGATTGTCGGAAGAACTTCATCCATAACCCATGATTCGAATTTCTCTGCTGATGGAAGTTTCGATTTCATAATCAAGCGGTACAAATCTCCCTCTGTTATGAAACTTGCTTCCTGATTCCTGCCGAGAGAATCTGTGAGGTGGTGTTTTACCACCCCACGGCAATGCTGTTTAAGTGCATTAACCGTGTCCTTGTAACCAAGTGCTTTCGCAACGTCAGCTCCAACAAAATACGGTTTCCCGTCAATTTCTATTGTTCGAATTTCTCCGAACTCTCCTGAATTAAAAATCTGTAATGCGTCCATTTATTCTCCTTTCTGCTCTGGAATTTTCGGTTCAAGAAACTTGTCAGTCCCAACAGATAACGCCCCGCAAATTAATTCGTATTCATCGAAATCTAATCTGCGATTTCCATTGAGAGAAAGATTGAGTTTCTGAACAGGAATGCCAGTTTTATTGGCGACAAATGTCTGTGTTATGCCGTTGTTCTCAAGGTATGACTTAATTTTTTTACCAACGCACATTTTCATTTCTCCTTTCTGTTTGAATTTCGTTCTCATCGAACAATTACAGTATAACTTCGAACTATCCGAATGTCAAGAAGAAATTTCGAGAAAATCGAAATTATTTTATTGACAGTTCGAAATTTCTATATTATTATTAATCATGAAAGGAGGAACCGATAATGACATTTGGCGAGAAAATCAAGCAAGCCAGAACGGCAAAGAAGCTGACTCAGAAGCAACTTGCAGAAAAAATCAATGCAAAGCATAATTCAATTAGCGACTGGGGAAAAGATAAGTGCAAACTAGATATGGACACCATTGAGCTTCTATGTGGCGCTTTGGAAGTAACACCGACATACCTCATGGGTTCTAAAAGCGATGACGATTATGCAGTTATAATTGGAAACCTTATGTCGGAACCTGACATCTTAGATTTTATCGAGGAATATAGGGCGCTCGATAAAGAAGATAAGAAAGCAATAAAACAAATAGTTTCATCGCTAAACAAAAAGAGCAAGGGTTAATCCCCTTGCTTCTTTGATTTCAGGTACTTAATAAGAACCATATAGATAAATTTCAATTTACCCTCGTTCTCAGTATTTTCTATCATTTCAATAATTTCCTTCTTATAATCCATAAATAACCCTCCCTGTCACAACTACCACCTACACTACAGTATATGTCCGGCTTGTGGGAAATAGAACCGAACATTAGTTCGCTTTTGCTATTATACCACTTATCCCGACTCTTGGCAACTGCCAATGATATACATAAACTCTCACTATTTTATAGAAAAAAGCATTTCTTTTTCATCTAAATCACTCTATTTCGTTCTAAATCTTTACAATATGCTCTTAAAATGATAAAATAAAAATACCACGAATAACCGTACTTTACATAATATTGCAAAATCAGCGGTACAAAATACATAATCCGCATGAAAAGTGCGAAGTGCGGCGAATAAAGCTATTAGGAGGAACGATTCTATGAATAAGAAAAAGGCTGTCGCAATGTTCCTGACTGCTACATTTACTTTGACTTCTTCTGTTCCGGTTCTGGCAGGCGGGAAGGATGTTGCTGTTACTGTCCCAAACTACGGGTTCGAAGAAGATGATGATACTTCATCAGTACCAGAAGCAAAGGAAACTGTTGTCAATGAGGATGGCTCTACCACCTACACTCTCACAAAGAAGCAGCAAAAAGAATGGAAAAAGGCCGTAAAATCCAACTTTGATGATTATATCAAAGATATCCTGGATGACGATACTAATTATCCAAACGTTGAGGACATCACATACAATAATGATATGACTGAGTTTGAAATTGATCTTGCTACTACTAATATAGCGCAATCTGAACTCTTCATTGGATACATCGCACTGTTTACAGCTCCGGTATATCAGCAGGTAAACGGGGTAGAGGAAAAAGATGTTGATTATAAAGTCACAGTCAAAGACTCCTCAACTGGCGAAGAGACTGTATCAACTTATGCAGAAAATAAGGCTGACTGGGAAAGCTTCAATGATTCTTTCACCGTGTACAGTGAAGATACGCAAGAATAATCAAACGGAGGAATAACAATATGGCCAAGAAAATCAAATGCCCACGTTTTGGATGTGGCAGTACTGACGTTGAATATCTGTCGGGCAACCAGAAAACAACCCTTAACTTAAATCCGCTGCATCCTTTTACTCTTGTCAACACAAAGTCAAAGGGCAAACAAACATTCAGATGCAAGAAATGTGGACGGGTATTCGAAGTAAAACTTTAAGAGGACTATATGAAACACGTACTTGACTTTTATAAAAAACACAAAATTTCAGCATTTCTTACATTCCTATGGCTTGTATTTATGACACTTATTACTGTAACTGGTTTAGCAAATAGCAGCACTCGGGATGCTGTTGAAATAGGTTCAGGAATCTTTGCGGGAATAGTCATGTTTGTGCCCGGTGCTATATTAATAGCTGTTGCGTGTACCATTATTTCTACTATATTCGGCACTTTTTCAAGCATTATCAGGACACATTCTACTGACTCTGGCGACGTTGAACCAATTATTCCACCATCATACAGCCATGATAACTACACTCCTGCTCCTACTTGGACACCAGAAGTTATACCTGATCCGCCCACGGTACTAGAGCCACAACTTCCGGTTTATGACACAATGGAGGGACACGATTTCGAGTACTATTGCGCTGATCTGCTTCGTAATGATGGCTTTTATAATGTAGAAGTCACACAGGGAAGTGGTGATCAGGGGATTGATATACTGGCAGAGAAAGCCGGAATCCGATATGGAATACAGTGCAAGTGCTATTCGAATAATATCGGAAACAAAGCAGTGCAGGAAGCATTTGCCGGAAAGACGTTTTATCATTGCCATGTTGCAGCAGTTCTGACAAATAGGTATTTTACCCGTTCTGCGAAACAGCTGGCAGAAGAAGACCAAGTACTTCTCTGGGATAGAGACGAACTTGAAAGGCTCGTACAAAACGCTGAAAGCTAAATAAAAACCGCCCCGGTATTGGCGTACCGAGACGGCGTTTATACATCTCCGAAGAAATGTAATATTCTGGCAAACATATTGTATCATCTTCGGAGCAGTCGAACAAGACAGAAAATTTGTTCGGCTGTTATTTTTATACCTAAAAACAGCTACATAAAGAAAAGAGGAATAAAAATGGCGAAGAAAAGAAAGAAATATCCAAAATTGCCGAATAACTTCGGCTCTATCCGGTATCTTGGCAAAAACCGGAGAAACTGTTTCGCAGTGCATCCACCAGCTGCACCGGACGATACTGGTAAACTAAAACGTCCGCCGGCAATCTGCTACGTAGATGACTGGATAAAAGGCTTCACCGTCCTGACAGCATACAAAGCCGGCACGTATCAACCCGGCATGGAGCGAACACTCGAGGTGTCTCCTACAATGGACATAGATGCCCTTGTGAACCGCTTAATTGCCGACTACAATACAATCAAGAGCGTAGAGGATAAGCACCCGGAAATCAAGAAATTGACGTTCTCAGATGTATATAAGCAATTTTATGCGTGGAAGTTCCCAGAGGGGACGAAGCTGTCATACAGTTCAAAGGAAGCATATCGGACAGCTTATACAAACTGTACTGTTCTGCACAATCGCATATTCGAAGATTTAAAGGCTCCTGATATGCAAAAGGTTATTGATGATTGCAAGCTGAAAAAGCAAAGCCAGATGGCTATTTTAACTCTATTCAAGCAGATGTACAAATATGCCGTATACTCAGAAATTGTAACGGAAAATAAGGCGTTATATGTCCATGTTAATGCTGATAATGACACCGAACATGGAACGCCATTTTCTGATCAGGAACTACAAACTTTATGGGATAATGCCAACGATCCAGAAGTGCAGCTCATTCTTATTATGTGCTATTCTGGTTGGAGAATTGGTGAAGTGTTAAAACTTACGACCAACTTGGAAGAGAAATACTTTCAAGGCGGCATCAAAACAAAAGCCGGTAAAAACAGAATTGTTCCGATACATTCTGCTATATACCATTTTGCTGAACAGAAAGTGCTGACACAAGATGGAAAATTATGTGTGTATACTCAGCAGCACCACAGAAAAGCATTGTTCTATCCTACACTGGAACGTTTAGGAATAGTCGGCAATCCGAAGCACACGCCACACGACTGCCGGCACACCTTTTCTGCACTGTGTGAAAAATATGGCGTCCGGGAGAACGACCGAAAACGAATGCTCGGTCATTCATTTGGCGGAGATGTTACAAACGCTGTGTACGGCCACAGAACACTGGAAGAACTCCGGACAGAAATAGAAAAGATAAAAGTTCCATTTGTGACTAACTGTGACTAACGGAACCCATTTTAATCTTTCTAAAACAACCGAAATATCATTATCGAAATGCCGGAAACCCTATTAAAATCAACGTTTTCAGCGATTTTGCAAGGATTTCCTTCATTTCATTTTCATTATTCTAATTTTATTAATTGTGACCAACAAATAGAATTTAGAAAATTGCGCAAATGCCCATAAATACAGTGTTTTTGGCACTATTATATTAGGAAACAATATTTTTATTTGTGACTAACGTGTGACTAACGATAACAGTCTAAAACTTCCGAAATGATACAAAATATGTTTAAAGATAAAACTCCCGGGGTAATTCCCCGGGAAAATCATTTAGAAATTTCTGTGATTCTGGTGAATGCTCCTTTTGGAACAAATTCAAAAACAAACCCTTCTGCCGGATGCGGGATGCGGATAAAATACCATTTCAGCCCTGAACTGTCAGTTTCTGTGTACTTCATCACCTCTACAACTGCACCTTTTTTCAGTTTTGGAAACAGCTTTGACGGGCTGTTTTTGTTTGATTTTGTATAGCATTTTGTGTCCTTTTTGATCTGTGCAATATAGGCTCTGGTGTTCTGCTTTTTGGTTGTATCTGAGTCTGAAACTGACGTTGTATTTTTAACTAAACTGTAATTTGGAGTACAGAATTTTGTTCCGGGAAGGTTGCTGTTGTAGTAACTTTTCTGACATACACCACCGCCATTTGCGATAATTGCAGAGCCGCCAGAAGTGTTTCCTTCGACTGTCCAGAACCGGTCTCCTAATACCTTTATTACGATTCCGGTGTGTGTAAATGTGCCATTTCGATAAAAAATAACAATATCTCCGACTTTTGGATTGCTGTTCAGAGTAAACAAATCCGCCATTGTTGGGCAGTAAACGTATGGCCAGTGTTTCAAAAGTTTCTTTGCTGTGTCTAAGCCGAATGCTTTCATCATGCACCATGAAATAAACGCAGCGCACCATGGCTGTCCTTGATAATCCGGTTTAATATCTCGCCAGTATTTTGTGTAATTATTTTCTCCGGCATTTGCTGTCTTGCTATCAAGCTGACTATTGCTTGCCTTTTCAAGATATCCGGTTTCATTCTTTGCGATCTGGATTAATTTATCAATTGCGTTCATGTCTGTCTCCTCACTTTCTGGAAAATATGTCTTTAATGCGTCATAAACAAATCTCTGTCTGCTCTCATATGCCCCAACTTGATTCCCTGTGTCCGTCTGGCAAGCTGCATAGAGATTATCGAGCGTGTATGGTTTCTGGGTCTTTGCCAGGATCCTCGTTACCGCCCCTTGCCCGCCTTGGTGCCTAAAGTTCACACACATAGCTTGCGCTCTAGCGTCCGTAACGCCTTGTTTAAGGGCTTCATCTGCATAGGTGGCTAATTGTTCATCCATAAGGTCATCTTGGCATTTAATGCCTGTTTTGGACGAAATAAGAGCGATTATGGTGTCGCAAGCTGTGATACTCTGGAAATGTTGAAGCATTCCCAATTTGCAGTCTGAACCTGCTCCAAAAGTCTGACCTTGTCTATCTTCTCCCACTGTTCCGGACTGGCATCGTAAATTCGTTCCAGAAGTGTTTTGGCTTCGGTTCCGTACCACGCTCCTGCCCCGATTGTGATTGCGTGTTCTTCAGAAGAATTGATGTAGGCTTCCGTGAAGTCCGAATAATCCTGCTGTCCATAAACCAGTCCACCGGTTTCGACTGCATAAATAATCTTCCTGAGAACTGCTTTCTGTTCGTTTGTCATGTGCAAATCTCCTATATTTTATACTGACACAATTAGAGTATTTTATCTGGATAAGTATTTGTGGATTTTATAAAAGATTCTGGTTAACTAAAAGCTTCATTTAGCTTAGCAACTGCTCTCTTATAAACGGCGCCAAAAGATTAGCAATATGGTTAACCGCTCGCCCCGTTGTGTCAGAATGGGGATGTAAGGCGTCAGGTAGCCATGAACATAATACAGATATATCTTTCCCATTTACTTTGATTATCTTATTCGACCACCCTGTAAGTTCCCATAATTTACATAATGGTAGTTCCCAGTATTCCGCAACTTCCATCTGCCCTTTAGCACACATATCTGGGAAATCTTTTACTGACGTAGGATCTAAAGCGCTTCGTTCTTGATTGCTATAATGTCCAACGATAACAATTTTTGCACGATTATTATAGTTTAAGATTCTTCTAATCAGAAAATTCATGGCATTCTGGAATGACGTATATACATTATCTGGGTCAGATTCGTCAAAAGTCCAATCAATGCTTGACCACATATCATTACGTCCATAATCAAAGACGAACATATCTGGGAATGTTTCTGTGGTAAGATATTTGTCAAGCTTTCTCTCATATCCCCAATTACGAATAGTTTCTTTATCTGCTTCTGCCATCGTTGAAAATCTGCCATTTGGGAAATATGTGTCATCTCTCCAATGCTCAATAATCCATTCTTTGCACTCAGCATCGTCCGTAATACTTTTTGCCGCATTCGTAAAGTGTCCATTAGGCATAAATCCGTATGGATTTTCAGAAGAAATGTAGTTTTTTCTTCTGTACCCGTGTACTCTTGATGAACCAACAGCTTCATTATATACAGTAATACCAAGTTTTTTTCCAATAATCTCTGGATAAGAAGTACCTACACCGTTGTATCTCCCCTCTGGCATGGATGTGCCAAACCATACTATTTTTTTATATTTATCCCTATCTGTTGATACATCAGAAAATGTTCTTGTTATACTGCTATTGCCTTTTAGCAGTGTGATAAGAACCTTTGATGCGTTTGTATTTCTAATTACAATATCACCAGATACATTTTTCAATCCGATTTCATTCGGTTTTGTGTCGATTATATTTTCTTCTTTATCGAAAATTCGGATATAATCATATAAAACAGATGTGGCATTTGTTTGACCTCTATATGATATAACATCACCCATTGCAACATTAAATAGATATGACTCAT